GGAAAAGGGTGATGACGCTTCGCAGGTCACCAGCATCGGCGGCTCCCTCGACGTCAGGCAGGGCGCGCAGTGCGATCTGCCGCAGGTCACCAGCATCGGCGGCTACCTCTACGTCAGCGAGGGCGCGCAGTGCGATCTGCCGCAGGTCACCAGCATCGGCGGCTACCTCGAAATCAAACCGCGTGGCAAGCTGACGGCGCCCAACCTGAAGACGATCAATGGCGAACCGATCAGCGCGCCGGCCGACCAGGCTGCGCTATTGAAGCAGGTCGCCGATCACGCTCTAGCCGCTCCGGAAAACTTCACCATGTCGGACTGGCATGCGTGCGGCACCGCCCACTGCATCGCCGGCTGGGCTGTCCACCTGAAGGGTGAAGAGGGCTATGCACTGGAGAAGAAGGTCGGCCCCGCTACGGCCGGCGCGCTGCTCCTCGGCACCGACGCGGCAGCGATGTTCTTCCTGTCGAAGGATGAGGCGACCGGTAGGCTGGAGATGATCCGGCAGGGCGTGGTGGCATGAGCTACGCTATCATGGACCATGCGGCTTGGGTTGAGGACAACAACCGTGGCTACAATCGGATCAACGCGAAGCGCCGATCCTTGCGGCCTGCGCCGGAACAGCTGACGCCTTTTCAGGCCAAGGTTATGGACATCTGCGGCATGGTCGGCGGCGGCATCTACAACGCCCCGATCAACTGGGACAAGGTGAGCTGGGGTAACGGCACTTGGCATAGCGGCATGTTTGTGCCGTGGCGTGATGGTCGGATGGCGACGTTTGACTTCTATCCGCTGACGCTCCTTGTCCTTCTCTGCCACGAAGCGCGCATTCGTTGCGAGATACGGGCCAAAGCGTCTGGCCACTTTGAGCTGTCGTTCTTCCAGCGCTCCCATGAAGGGGGAATGGCAGAGCGACACCCAAATATCGACGAAGCCGTGGCAGCATTCCGCCAATATCTGCCCAGCGATCACCGGATCATTTACAGCGCGGATTCGGCGGAGGCGGCATGAACGGACCCTCCGACATCACATCTGCGCTGCGCCGCGCGCGCCTGCCTGTCGGCAACGAAGCGGCCCTGCAGGAAGCTATCGGCCGGGCGCTGGAGAGGTCAGGCGTGGCCTTCGAGCGAGAGGTGCGCATCAGTGCAGCCGATCGCATCGATTTCCTCGCGGCCGGGGGCGTCGGAATTGAGGCGAAGGCGCGCTATCCGCGCCGCGCCATTTACCGACAGCTGGAACGCTATGCGCAGCAGGATGCCATCACGTCGCTGATCCTCGTCACCGGCACCGCCATCGGCCTGCCGGCCCAGATCAACGGCAAGCCGATCCATCATGTCTCCATTGGAAGGGCTTCGCTTTGAAGACCTATGGCTCCCTCGCCCTCGACCGCTCGCGCCGGGAATGGCGCCTGACGCAGCTCGAACCGCATGTTGCGATCGCGTTCAAGCGCCTGTTTCCGCGTGTGCCAGTCACCGCGACTGAAATCCGCATGTCCGATGCTGACGACGTGCGCGCCGATCTCGACTGGTTCATGCACCGCTACCCTCTGGCGCATGATGAGCACGAAGCCATCGGCGAGGCGCTGGGGCGTATCGCAGCGACCATCGCAGAGCGCGACCGGATCCTGCTGCCCGACTGGTCCCCGCCCGATATGGTCGCATTCCGGCCGGGCTATGCCCCATATCTCTATCAGAGCCAGGCGGCGCAGGTGGCGCTCCGCAATCCGGGCCTGCTGCTGGGGGACGACGTCGGCCTGGGCAAGACGATTTCCGCTATCGCCGCTTGCGCGATGGGCGCCCCCTTGCCGGCCGCCGTTGTTGTCCAGGCGCACCTGGCGCAGCAATGGGCAGATCGCATCGAAGAATTCACGACGCTGCGGGCGCATGTCATCAAGGGGACGACGCCTTACAGCTTGCCGCCCGCCAACATCTACATCTTCCGCTATTCGAACATCGCCGGCTGGGTGAACGTCATCGCGCAGAAGACTTTCAAGACGGTAATCTATGATGAGATGCAGGAGCTGCGGCACGGTCGGGGCACGAACAAAGGCAACGCCTGCTTCACCGCGTCGCGCGCCGCGCAGCTGCGCCTCGGGCTCACCGCCACGCCGATCTACAATTATGGCGACGAAATCTGGAACGTCATGGACTTTATCCAGCCCGACCTGCTGGGACGGCCGGACGAATTCGCACGGGAGTGGTGCAACGGGAAGATCGTGAAGAATCCCGACGGGCTCGGCTCCTATCTGCGCGACAAGGGCTTTTTCCTGCGCCGGGCGGAGGATGACGAAACGGTGGCCCAGTCGATGCCGCCGCCGAACATCATCGACTGGGAAGTCGACTTCGACCAGTCGGCCGCCGATGACGAAGCGGCCCTCACCCGGATGCTGGCGCAGACGGTGCTGACGGGCAGCTTCGTGGAAGCCGGCCGCGCCGCGCGCGAGCTCGATCTGAAGATGCGCCAGATCACCGGCATTGCCAAGGCGCGATCGGTCGCAGCCTATGTCCGTTTGCTGCTGAAGGAAGCGCCGCGCGTGCTGCTGACAGGCTGGCACCGTGAGGTCTATGCCATTTGGCAGCATGAGCTCGCCGAGTTTGCGCCCGTGCTCTATACCGGATCGGAAAGCGCAGTGGCCAAGGGGCGCAGCGTCGACGCCTTTACCGCGGGCGACAGCCGGGTGATGATGATCTCCTTGCGGTCAGGTATCGGCCTGGATGGGCTTCAGCATCATTGCCAGGACGTTGTCTTCGGTGAGCTCGACTGGTCGCCGCAGGTCCATTATCAGATCATCGGCCGCCTCCGCCGCCCTGGGCAGCGCCATCAGGTGACGGCGCACTATCTCCACACCAACGGAGGCAGTGACCCGGTCCTGCTGGAAACGCTGGGGATCAAGACTGACCAGAGCCGCGGCATCCTCCAGCCGGGGCAGGACGCGGCAGAGCGTTTTTCCGACGACAGCAGGATCAAGCGCCTCGCCGCGCACATCCTCGCAGAGACGGGGGCTCGGGCGGCATGAAGTTCGGCGGCGATCTCGACCCGGCCGACCGCGTCACCATCGTGATGGGCAAATACGGCCCTGCGCACGCGATCAGGCAGCATGACGGGCGCTATGTCGTTTGCCCGCGCCGCGAGGCGCTGTGCAAGCTGTGCGCGGAGCAGGGCGTGCCCCAGATCGAGCCTGACCCGTTCGACCTCGCCTGCGACGCGCTGCGCGCCCACTGGAGCAAGCGCTGGGCGGAAAGTCACCGCCATCCGGCCGAGCTCAAGGATGGCGAGGTATGGCAGGGCAGGGGGCTGCACATCGTCGCCCTGACCGATGACGATCCGGCAGACCGCACGGTGCTGGTCAGCTTCGGCGACAATGACGCCGCCACCGCCGCGATCGGCGCGATCGTGCATGTGCATAACGAGATGATAGGGAGGCCGGATTGATGATCGACAAAGCGAAGTCGCAAGCTCTTCTGGACGCCATCCGGCCGTTTGCCCACGCTGCTGCATTGGGCTGGCAGGTCATGGACGCGGTCAAGCAGGCCAACCTCCGCGAAAAGGGCTTAACGAAGCTGGTCGCGTTCGACGCGTATGCCGGGCAATACACCGCCGAAAGCAATATATCATGGGCCGACTGGCAGAAGCTGCTCGATGCATGGGTCGATCTCATGCCCCCGCCATCAGAGGCTGATCGGAAATGACAGCTCAGATGTGCGATCCGCTCGACCCGGCCGTGATCAGCGCCGCCGATGCCGCCGACCATCTCTACCCAGGCGAGCATCAGGCTGCCGAGCGCGCGGCCTTCTGCGCTGGCGCCGGCCTGGGCGCGGTGGCGATCGACATGGTCATCGCGTCCCTGTCGCCGGTCCAGACGAAGCTGCTCGCGCGCCTGCGCCGTCATCCGGGCTGCTGGACCTATCGCGTCCAGACGCGCGGCGTAGCGCTCCAGACCTGCATGGCGCTGGTGAAGCGCGGGATCATGATGGACGGCCCGCACCGGCCGTTCGAGCATGGCGGCAACGGCGTCGTGAACCTGACGCCCTTCGGCGCAGCGCTGCGGGACATCATCATTGGGAGGGCGGGAGCATGACCTGGCCGAACCTGTCAGAGTCCCAGCGCAAGATGCTGATCGACAGCGAACCGGACGATTGCACCGGCCGCGAGGGTCTCGGTATCGAACTGCGCACTGGCGCTGAGTATGCCGTTGCAAAGGCGCTCGAACGTCGTGGCCTCGGTCACCGCGAAGGGCCGGGCGGCGCACTGCCGGGCATGTATTGGAACAATGCGACCGGCCTAGCTGTCCGCGCGGCGGTGCTAACGGAGCAGGCCGAATGAGCGCGATCATCTCCCCATGCGGCACCTATCGCTATCGCCTGGAGCGCGATGGATTAGGCGAAGGTGCAACCGCGATCATCATGGTCAATCCTTCGACGGCCGATGCAACCGAGGATGATGCCACTATCCGCAAGCTGCGTGGCTTCGGCGCGCGATACGGCTGGGGTCGGCTAATCGTCGGCAATCTCTTCGCCTATCGATCCACTGACGTCCGTGCGCTGGCTGACGCCCCTGATCCCGTCGGATCGGACAACGGCTATCGGCTCTGCGAGATCTTCCTTGATGCGCAGCGTTGCGTCTTCGCCTGGGGACCGGCCGGAAAGCTCCCGCGCCGGCTGCGCGACCAATGGCGCGAGGTCGACCGCATCGCGCGCGCCATGCACCTGGAGCCGATGTCGATCGGCGCACCGGCCAAGGATGGCCATCCCTGCCACCCGCTGATGCTGCCCTACATCCGAACCTTGCAACCCTGGAGACTAGCGTGACCCTTCGCATCGATGAGGCCGAGAAAAGCGCGGCATGGCTGGATCATCGGGTGGCGCGCGGCAACACCGCCATTCGCGCGTTGAAGTGGCTCACCCAGGACGACCTGCTGAAGAACGCGGATATCCGCCTCGCATCGCAATGGGGTTCTTCCGTTGCTGGCGTCGGCAACAGGGACGCGCTCGACTATCTCAACCGGGAACTGGAGACGGTCATCGGCTCCATCGTGGAGAAGGCCATCCGCCGGGCGCAGCAGGATATGGACAATGCTCTTGGCCATCAGAAGGATCAACGCTGATGGGTGCCGCCGCTCAGCAGGTGACGTTCAACGTCCCGCCCTTCACCTTCAATCGCGACGCCGCGTTGCGCTACACCGGGCTCGCGCCCAAGCTGTTCGAGCGGCTGGAGCGAGAAGGGTCGATTACCGGCAAGCGCGTCGGCCGGCACGGCGAGGTCGTCTACCTCCGCGATCAGCTGGAGAAGGTCACCGCCGCGCTGTTCGGCGGCTCCACATCCGACATCGATGACGAATTCGAGGGCCTTGGTGGCTAGGATCAAACTGCCGCGCTACCTGCGCGCCAAGCGCCTGGCCAATGGCGCCACCAGCTATTTCTGGGAACGCCCCAGCTGGGCGAAGCCGCCGGCCGAAAAGCACGGCCGCGCGTGCCCGGTCGATTCGGAGGCGCTCGGCACCGACCTCGCCGCCGCCATCGGCAAGGCGGACATCCTCAATGCGGCGCTGGACGACTGGCGCACGGGCGTTGAGGGGAGGCCTGCTGAGGGCAGCGTGAAGGCGCTGTTCGCCTGGTATCGCAGCCACCCGCGGTTCGAGGATCTCGGCTTCCGGGCGCGCAACGACTATCGCAAGCAGATGGCGGTCGTGGAGGGCGTCCAGCTGAAGACGTCGCTCTTCGGCAATCAGCGCGCCGCCATGGTCACCGCCGCACATGCCGACGCGCTCTATCGCCACCTGGTGAAGGCGAAGGGCAAGCGGCAGGGCGCCTATTGCATGCAGGTCTGCCGCCGGGTGTGGAACGAAGCGATCCGGGCAAAGAAGGTCAAGGATCCAAACCCCTTCGCGAAGATGGGCATCAAGATGGTCGCGAAGAAGGGCAACCGCGCCAACACCCGAGCGGAATATGACCTGTTCCGGGCGAAGGCGCGCGAACTGGGCTTTCAGTCGATGGCCACCGCTGCCGCGATCGGTTTCGAGCTCCTGCGCCGCGTGACGGACATCTTCGGCTATATAGAGGAGCCGGGCGACGAAGAACGCGGGTTCTTCTGGGAGGATTACGAGCCGGGCGTCCAGTTCGCCATGCGCCAGGGCAAGACCGGCGATGCCCAGATCATCCCCTTGCGCGCCGACCCCGATCCGGAAAGCGAAGATCCGGAGGTGCGCGAGCGCGGCGCGCTGCTCTACCCCGACCTGGAGGCGGAGCTGGCGCGCATGACGCGCGGCCACGGGCACATCGTCATCAATGAACTGACGGGCAAGCGCTACACCGTTTCAGAGGCCACCTGGCGCTGGCGGGCCATCCGCGATGCGGCCGGACTGCCGGCCGGCTTCACCATGACCGGCTTTCGCCACGGCGGCGCTACCGAGCTGGGCGACGCGGGTGTGTATGACATCAGGCCCGTCTCCGGCCACCGCACGCTGCAGCAGACGGCCACTTACAACAAGGCGACCCAGGCGAAGGCCAAGGCGGCCGGCACGGCGCGGCAGCGGCACGTCGCCGAACGGGCGCGACAGGAGAAAAGTCGATGACGAATGAAGCGGTAGGGGCAACCCCCATGCAGAATGACAAGCTGGTTGAGGCGCTGGAGCCGTGTCCGTTTTGCGGTGGCGAGGCCGAGCGCTTTACGATCAACGAAGAGGGCGACAACTTCGGCGGCGACGTAATCTGCTGCAAACGTTGTGGCGCATCCAGTCACGTTGAATTTGGACGCAAGGAAAACCTTGTTTCATGCTGGAACCGCCGCGCCGCCCTCTCGCGATCCGATGACGGGGCGGGGGTCAGTTTAACGGCATCACAGATTGCAGCGAAGATCGAGCAGGTTTCCGATCTGGATGACAATCACCCGACCTGCCAGTTGCTTGCGAAGTGGGAACCAGTCATTCGCCACGACGAGCGCAAGAAGATCATTGCGCAGGGCTGCATTCACACGCGCAAAGCAAGCGAAAATGACGGCTATGACCGACCTGACCTAAGCGCGTGGCAGGAGGCGCAGGGCGAATATTTCGACCCGACTATTCTGGAGATCATCTCGGAATATGCCGCATGGCGTGACACCCACCCGCCCGCTGCTGCGCTGCGGGAGGCGCTGGGGAGGTGGCAGGAATGGTATCACCGGGCAACCGCTGATGATGACTGTGAGTATCTGAACGGCGACGGATGGGCAGATGCTTCGGAAATTGACGCGCAGTCGTCCGCCGCCCTATCCGAAGCACCGAGCGCGGGGGAGGGGAGTGCCAAAACCCCCGATGCCGATGGAGGTGAAGCGTGAAAAACTGTCGCCATTGTCAAAATGGCTGGTTTCCGCATGGACGCTTCGGCCAAGACGTAGAATGCGTCAACGGCGTCCTGATCGACATTGACGAGGCTCATGAAGGAGCAGGCGATGTCATTCATCCCGTCGCGCCATGTCATCCCATGTGGTCTAAGCAGCTTGCCGATCCCGATGGAGAAACTTGGGATAACGACAGCATCGAACGACTGGAAGAATGGCGCTCGCTTGACCCCGCTCCCCAAGCACAGAGCGCCGCCCTCCAGCAAGCGGGAGAGCGGTGATGGTGAGTGAGGCGAATCGTCTCAGCGAATCGCTCCCGTTTGCGCCCTTATCAGCGCAATTGTCGGAATGCTGTCGGAATAGCTTGTCGGAACGCCGAAAGCCCGGCAGCGCTTAGCGCTCCGGGAAATCCTTTGATTTCAGAGTGGTG